ATTTAATGGCTAGGTATCCTTACTCCCTCTTCCTTTGGACGAAGTAAAACAAACCATGACAGCCGGGAATAGACCGGCACCACCTTTAAGAATAACAATAATGAAAAAACAAAAGATACTATACTTCGACATCGAGACCAACGCGATTGACTTCTGGCCCACCTTGGAGGGCTTAAAGGATTTACATTGCATCTCGATCTTTGACCCGGTGCAAGACAAGATGCACTCGTTTAGCTCCAACGCTAACAACCTCGATGAAGGGGTAGCCATGCTGAACTCTGCCCATAACATCTGCGGTCACAACGCCATCAACTTCGATGCCCCTGCCCTTCGTAAGCTAGGCTACGAGATAACAGCTATGGTTGTGGACACCAAGGTCATGTCACAAGTCATCCACCCTGATCTCTTTACGGAGGACTGTCGGCGTGGCGATGAGTTTCCAAAGAACATGAGGGGACGCCACAGCTTGAAGGCATGGGGTCTCCGCTTGGGTAACGAAAAGGACGACCACGGTGCCACCGAGGACTGGACCCAGTGGAGCCAAGAGATGCAAGACTACTGTGAGCAGGACGTGCGTGTTGTTGTTGACCTGTTCCATCACTTCATGAAGGGGAAGCCATCCGCAGATATGTTATTTCTTGAGCACGAGTTCGCGGAGTTGATGACCCAACAGGAGATGAATGGATGGCCCTTTGATGTGGACAAAGCCAACGAGCTTACCGAAGAACTCATGGCTCGCCGTGCGGAACTCCGGGACCAACTCCAAGACATGTTCCCGTCCACTACGGAGGAGATGAAGACACCCAAGGGGTGGACCGTTGAGGTGGATGGAACGACTTACACCGCACCAACCAAGGGTGGCTTAAAGCTGATCCTCAAGGAGAACAAATTGAAGCAAGTCCTTGCAGACAAGGCAGTTAAGACGGGTAACAAAACCAAGACCATCCCCTTTAATCCGAACAGCCGGGACCAGATTGCCGAACGCCTTATGAAGATGGGGTGGGAACCTGAGGCGTATGAAGGAAAGCGACCTAAGATCGACGAGGCCGTCCTAAAGCAGATAGATAAGCCAGAGGCTAAGTTGTTATTGGAGTATCTCCTTATCAGCAAACGCCTAGGACAGGTAGCAGAGGGACGCCAAGCGTGGTTAGCATTAGTCAAGGACGGACGCATCCACGGTGAGGTCAATACAAACGGAGCAGTCAGTGGACGATGCACCCACAGCAAACCAAACGTAGCCCAAGTGCCTGCCCCCCGAGCAGTCTATGGTTCCCAGTGTCGGGCCTTGTTCAAAGCACCGGAGGGAAAAGTGTTAGTAGGTGCGGATGCCAGCGGCTTGGAACTCAGGTGTCTTGCTCACTATCTGCATCCTTATGACAACGGCGCTTACGCCAAGACAATCATTGAAGGCGACATCCACACGGCTAACCAACAGGCGGCTGGCTTGCCAACCCGCGACCACGCAAAGACCTTTATCTTCGCATTCCTTTACGGAGCCGGTGACCAGAAGATTGGATCGATTGTTGGCGGTAGTAGACGCGAAGGGAAACGACTGAAGGCCGAGTTCATGCGCCAGACTCCAGCAATCAAGAAGCTACAGCACTCAATCGAGAAAGCCCTTGAAGGTAAACAGTGGCTCGGGGGATTGGACGGTAGGCGACTCCCGGTTCGCTCGGCACACTCTGCTCTTAATTTGTTATTACAATCTAGTGGCGCTGTCGTGATGAAGAAGGCACTCATTGTATTTAAAGAGATCGCACCTTACCCTTACGAACTTCACGGTAACATCCACGATGAGGTCCAGTTCAGTTGCCTTGAGGAACACGCGGCGGAACTAGGTCAACTCTTCTGTGAGGCACTGGCACTGGCTGGTCAGTTGTTAAAGTTCCGCTGTCCACTCGATGGTGAGTATCGCATTGGTAAAACCTGGAAGGACACACACTAAATAAATCTATGAAGAAAATATACATTGATGGAGACATGCTGCTTTACCGGGCAGCCTTCGCAGCCGAAAAGGAATTCAGATGGGACGATGACATCTTCACAGTCCACGCTGACTTCAGTGACCTTAAGGATGCATTCCTCATGGTGACCGAGTGTATCTCGGAGATCCTTGAGGCATACGAAGATAACGGTGATGAGATCTGGATGGTGTTCTCGGATCGCTACACGTTTCGCCACGAACTCAACCCGCTTTACAAAGCCCACCGCCGGGACAAGCGATCACCCCTCGGCATCAATGATCTCCGTGAGTGGGCCTGTGATGAGTGGAAGTCTCTTCGGGTGGACCGCTTGGAGGCTGACGATGTCCTTGGTGTTATTGGTAGTGCGGACCCTGATGGTTCGATTATTGTTAGTGGAGACAAGGACTTCGCGACCGTCCCGTGCACGTGGTATAACTTCCTTAAGGATGACCTTCGAAAGATAACAAAAGAGGAGGCCGACTTCCAACACCTAGTGCAAACCTTAGCCGGTGACGCAACCGATGGTTACTTTGGTGTGCCCCGGGTGGGCTTGAAGACCGCCGAAAAGATCCTTCAAAAGGATGGCGCCGAGTGGCAGACTGTTGTTAACACCTACGAGAAAGCAGGGATGACCGAGGAGGATGCCTTGCTTAACGCTCGGATGGCCTTCATCTTGCGGGATGGTTATTATAACAAAGAAACAAAAGAGATAAAGCTATGGACCCCAACACAATAACAATCGAAGGGACCGCCGAGGAGCGTAAACAGATCCCATTGTATCGTGGGTTGATGTGTTATTTTCCCCATGCCCTGGTTGAAGTAGCCAAGCAAAGCTACAAAGGTAACATCCAGCACCACCCTGAAGATGAGATTTGGTGGGACATGAGTAAGTCTACGGACGAGCTTGATGCCATGCTCCGACACATGCTTGAAGGGGAGTGGGCGGCTGTCGCTTGGCGTGCTTTAGCGCACCTTGAACGAAGTTGTATTACAAATAAGGACCATAGTAGGAAAGTTCAACATGAATGACTACATTCCTCACATCCCAGATGACCTCATAAAGTTCTTGGACGAACGCGTGCCAAGCAAAGATTTCTCCCCTAGCGATTCGCTTCGGGAGATTGATTTTTATGGGGGAAAGCGAGAACTTGTTAACTTTCTAAAGACCCTTCATGAAGACCAGTTAGACAACGAATTCCTTACCCCCGAATAACCCATGTGCATGTCTGTTAAGACCCCCAAACCCCCCGAGCCCCCAGCGACTCCCCCACCCCCAACCGCCGTAGCTGAAACAGTTAAGAGTCCCGTTGATACAATGGAGCCCAAGAAAAAGAGAAGGGGCGGCGTCCGAGATCTTGTTATCAACCGTCCAACCATGGGTGGCGTAGGGACTAGCACTGGCGTGAACACCTCTAACTACTAATAACAATATGCCAAACTTTAACACAGACATCACCCTCACCAATGCCGACCTGACTGCTGGTGCCGGGGCTTTTGATTCAACAACCACCCCCGCAGTCAACGCAGGAACCGGGACACCTAGTGGCTTCTTTGTAGCCGGGACATTCGACGGTGCCACCGTAAGCCTTGAGCAACAGGTCGGGACCACTTGGGTTGCCCTTGGGGACGACACAACTCTCACTGGTAACGGTGGTGGATTGTTCACAACTCCCTTGTCAGACATCCGCGCAAATGTTACAGGTGCCGGTAGCTCCTTCAATGTGAAGGTTGTTATCAAACCAATCTATCTCTAGTTATATGTCGAAGAAGAAGGACAGCTTGAAGCCTTGGCTGAGTAGACCTGCCGTCAACCGGAGTGTTACGCTTCCGTTAACCAGGCCGCTTACGCAAAGGCTAAGTAACTTGAATGAGTTTCACCCCAACGAGCTTGACCCTTACCTTCTTTTTGATTCCGAATCGTCAATGCTGGACGCGTCCCTTGAAACGGCTAGCTTCCTTGAAGGCGTCCCTGTGCTTCGCAATCTCTCCAGAGGAAGCAACAAAGGCGGTGATGCGGAACAAGCTGTCGCGTTAAATCAACCTCGTGCATTGCCGTTGATTGACGGTGATGGGTATCTGTATCTGCCTCCTGTCAGTGGTAATAACGCATCAATTCCTGACAGTTCATCTTTAGATATTACTGGTGACATTACAGTGGAATGCGACTTCATTACTCCAAGCCTTCCTCTTAGTTCAACCAGAGTATTGGTTTCTAAATACAACTCAAACACCAACAATCGCAGCTTCCAGCTTGCTTTAAATTTTGCGTCATACGTTGAGTTTGTTATCAGCCAAGATGGAACTTACAATCCAGCGTTTCAACAGAGCGTTGATTTTTCATCAGTTCTGAGCGGAAGGACAAGAGCAACCGTCAAGGCTACTTGGAGACAGTCTGATGGGAGATTGCAATTTTTCATCAAAGAAAGCGATGGCTCATTTACACAAGTTGGTATTGACCGAACTATTGCAGCCACAAATATCTACAACAGCAACCAGCAAGTAGAAATTGGCTCAACAAATAACGGCGCATCAAATACAGGAGGATACCTTGGAGTCTTCGGTGCGCGTGTCTACGCTTCTATTGATGGAACTGACAAGAGACTTGACGTTGACTTCGCGTCGTCCACCAACGTCCGCCACGGTGACACCAAGTTTACCTGCGCGACTGGCCAAGTGGTAACAATCAATCAATCAGGCAACGACCCAGCGACGGTCATCAAGAAGCCAGTGCTGAGATTCGATGGAGTGAACGATGGTCTTAAAGGTTTGTTGGGGCAGACGGTTACTGGTGGTTATTTCTTTGCTGCTTATAGTGTTGTTGGGGGTGGGGGGCAAAACTTTGGGCGAGTTGCTTCTCTTAATAGCACAGGTGAAACAGATACTTCTATTAATTACGCGATACTTGCTATGCGTGGAGGTGCTGCGCCTGCTACAGGCACGCGTAGTATCATCAACGGTATTGGGCAGCTAGACCATGACGGAATGTTTAGCGATGACGTTAAAGATGTATTATTTGAGTTAAAGTTTACAGCTAGTAATGCCGTTTCAAAAATAAACAATTCCAACACTCAATCTGTAAGCGGAGCATCAACTGTAGATGCCGAAGAGTTCAACATAGCGGCGAATGCTACTGGTAGTAATGCTGGAGCCATCGACCTCGAATACCTCGCGCTCTTCCCTGCATCCATCACCGATGCCCAAGCGGACGCTGTGCGTAACTACATCAACAACAGGAACAACGTGTTCTTGCGCCATGACACTGATGGCTACTACTTCTTCGACCCGCAGAAAGTTGATTTCGTTGGAAACTTCACCGAAGCTAACACGCTCGACGGATACATCACTGGCTCTGACAACGGTGACACTGACGTTCGGACGAACCTGACGCTTGAGCAACCAACACTCAATGACCAACCGTATGCTGACGGCTACAAGATTACCTTTAACGATAGCGCAGAACACCTTGAGTTCGATAACGCAGCATCGCAGACGTTGGCTGGCTGGCAGATTGTAGGCACGAGCTTAGGGACGTTTGTGTATCTTGTGGATTCCGATGCGGTCACTGAGCTAAACCTTTTGGGTAATGCTGGCTTTATACGCAAAGCTGGTGATTTGTATGGTATTATATTATTACCAGAGAGCGCGACAGGGCGTGAGATTAACGAAGCGAAGAAGCTGTTGACTGACCGAGGCGCAAGCGTGAGTGCTAC